CTTTATACTGGCGTAAAACCAGTCCCGTCGCAAGGATAGTCAGTCCTCACACGCAACAGAATTTTATTGGTTTTAAAACTATAGAAATTCCTCCTATAGAACATGATAGCATATGCGCTACACAAGAGGACACAAGACCTACAAGGCCTCGAAGACAACAGTGCAATAACCACCTAGAGCGGAAAGCGTACCAGCAGCACCATCCATGGTAACGTTGAAGCTCAACGTGTCGGAACCAGAAACAGCGCCGACCCACTGGAGAAAATCAGTAATGTCCTGATTGGCAATAGACGCTCCATTCGCAGTAGACTGCACTGCCGGGACAGTGGCAGCACCATTCTTGAACAGAACAGTGCTGGCAACAAAGGACTCAGCAGACGTATCCCGAAACAACTCCTTAAGAGTAACCTTGTAGTAACCAGCAGGTGGAGTGAACACCCCCGCTACAGGCAGCCCGATCTTGATGCCGTCAACCACAACTGTGTCAAATCCGAGATTGGCAGGAGTGCCATTCACGAACGACTGTGGAGCAGCAAGCAAAAACTCAGAGGCTGTTGCAAGCGGAAGGAGCCCACCCTGAGGGGGATTCAACAATGTAGGCTTTGTGCACCGGAAATTGTAACGAGCATGCAACTCGCCAACCAACCCGGCGCCAACTTGCCCAATGGTACACACCCACAAATTTCCACCATCAAAGGTCTTAATGTCCTCATCAACAGGAATGGGACCAGTACGAATGTACTTGCTGTCGGCCTTGTTGACACAAGACGCGTCCAGACGAAGTCGAATGATCTCGTACGGCATGGCATCCTTGACATGCATGATCTCCACCTGTTGCTTGGTCGTTGGGGCAGGGTTGCCAGCGTTATAATCCATCGCCACAATCACCTTGCCCGTTTGACCTTGCGCAGCGTACTGCGAGACTTCCGGTTTGAAGTAGAACTCACAATCCACCATCTTCCACTCTGAGTAGAGCGCCGCCTTAATAGCTCCTTTAGGGAACGTTGAGGCGAGGCCCGGCTGCACAGCGTACTTGTTGGCGGTAAAAGCAATACTACCGTTGATGTCAGCAACGAGCTCATCAAACGTGACATTCTCACCGAGGAAAGACTCGCGACCGTTGTTCCGGACGCCCCGAGGCATCAGGTTCGACGGCACACGCCGATCATCCGGCTCTTTGCGTGCGTTCTTAGGCGCACGCGGGGGGGCCGGTCCCCCTTGCCCATTGCCCTTCTTGCTAGCAGCCTTGTCCTTCTTGGACTGGGCTGCCCGACGGGCCTGCTCCTGCTTGATTGAAAGCGCTGGCTGCATTTTGGTTGTTGTTTTGTATGATACTCGTCACACACAGACTTATGCCGTTGAAACGTTCAAGTAAGCCGGCACCAGTCGAGTCCACGTCGAAAAACGCGCGGGACTCCCAACGAAAATGTAGATCCGTGATTTGCGCGACCGAGATGCGAGCTCCTAGGATATCCCTAATGCGAGGCGTCTGGACAATCGTACCAAGGTACGAGTCAATCCGAGCCTCCAACAAAAGGAACTCATACTCCCAGGGCCACACCACGATCCGGAGACCAAGCAAGTGCATAAGGACACACTCCTCAAAAGAGAAAGAATTGTTCACCCTCACCCAATTCACACTAGACATGAGCTTTGAATAGTTGCCAGCGGCAACCAAGAGATCACCATGACCTCGAACGAAACGCTCACGAAGATGATGTGAAAGGAAGACGACCTCCTGCGCCCAACAGGGTTCGGCATTGTCGTAAGCGATTATGACCTGGTACTGAGCCAGGTAATCGCGAACTTGCCGAATACCCACATTATCGTCATCGATAGACAGCGCAAAATCGTCCCCATTCACAATCAATTTGAGAACCTCATCAACATCCCGACCAGTTAAGGTCGAAACAGCTTCAGCAAGGGCAAGCCAAAAGTACAACGAATTGTCATGGCCAGTATTTTCCCACCCTGACTTATTGTGGAGCAAACGATACACTACACCCATCGTAATAGTGTCACCAGCATACACCGCATCATACAGGATGTCAACAGCAGCATGATAGTCTTCAGCTAAAAAGGCTTTGCGGAGATCACGAATAATTCGCGCACACCCAAGATTGAAACGTTGGTCACAGCCATCACCATCTGCAAAGAAACACCTCCGTCGGTTACCCAACGAAAGAACTGTCTTCACAAACTGAGGACCAGGGACAGCAACACCAATTGTAATCGGATGGCGACCCATCGTCTCCACAAGCTTATCATTTTGACGAGAGAAGAGCTGCTTTGAACACTGGAGATGAACAACGCCCGAAGCGTTGAAACCTCTTGTCTTTTCGGCTGCGACACGATCCGCAGTCCGCAATTCATCCTTCAAAGTCAGCGAGAAGGGGAGCCACATCTGCTGACCAGCCAGGACATTTTTCACGTTCTGTTGGATTTCCGGACCATAACGTACGAAAGCCTCATATTTATCTTGGCAATCGTAGTAATACGGATAACCCGCACTTTTTGTCATTGTCATACGCCCGATAGCCTCGGGAGCCGTAGCAAAGTTGTCACCCTGCCATATACCGGCCAAGTAGCGCATACCATACTGGTACATCCATGCTAATTTGGAATCCGGATAAGGCAGAAGGGGATCAACAGCCTTTGCACAGCTTTGACGTAATGCTTTAATGGTCATAGCGCAAGGAACGTAATCCACGTCGGAGCTATCTCCCTGCCAAGGAGCTGGCAGGAAATGAGAAGAGCCTAAGGGCCTGAACGGAACATAACCCACCACCTGCAACGGCACTACATGCGGCTGAGGTTTGCACACCGGTATCTCGAACCATCGAGATCCGATGTGCGTGGTCAGTTTTTTGGCACCAACTGAAGCATGCGAGCTGTAACAGGAATCGCACGATTGTCAACCTTGGGCCGTCCAGCCGCAAAATGAACTCCAACAACACGTCCATTGGTGTTGACGTAAAGACCTCCACAATCACCGCCCTCTGTAGAGCAGGTTGTGCGCAACTCAAGTCCTTCTGCGCCATCACCGATGTAGGTCACAATACCGTTGCTAATCATCGCATCACGTGCGAGGAACCAAACTTTTTGATTCAGTTCGGGTTCAGCAAAACGAGCCTTATTCAAACCTTCAGGACAGCCATCAAACTTCTTGCACGCAAGCAAATCATGGTTTTC